CCAGGGGATCGTCCCCACCCTCTCCGGTAATCGGATCGGCGTTGAACTTCATCACATCCTCGCGCCGGGATGGCTTGGACGGATCGCCGTCTCCGCTAGTATTGTGCATCGCCGCCCGCAGGCACCTGTCCAATTCCCTGCATATCTTCCAGATCTGGACTTTCGGCAAGATTTCCGGCTTGATGCTCCGCAAGTCAGCCGCTTGACGCTCATAAGCCTCAAGGCCCTCATCGGAAAGGACTTGTCTAAGGTATTTGTCGCGCTGTTCGGGCGTTTGCAGGTCCATTACCGCTGGACGGAACCTAAGCATATCGCGAACGTAGCCCCACGCCGCCACGCGGTCAAAGTAGATCGGCTTGAGGGCAATGCAGATTTGCCCGTTCAGCGACTTTCGGCGGGCATCGAACATCCGTTTCGCCATCTTCGGATCACGGCGCATTGCCTCTTGTTCGTTTTCATCGTACTTCAGGAGAATCGCCCCGTAGGGTCCGAGAACTTCGCGGATTCCGGCCTCGATCTGCTCGGCCTTCGTCTTCACTACGTCAGTTTTCGAGAAAACGTCGGCACCCATGTGGATCGTCACGCAAGGGTCGCGCCCAGCCGCCTTCAGGGCGATCAGGTCCGGTTGCCACCACTTGGCGATGGTCGCGCCAACCTCAAAGGACCCAACCTGCCTCAGGCTCAGTTCGTCGTAGACGTGAACGCGCTTATCTCGCTCGTTTCGGCAGAGTTTGTGGAATACGGAAGGGTGATTGTACCCCCAGTCGCCGCCTCCCCACCGAAACCACCACGGCTGTAACGGAGCGGACGGGATGATGTGGTTGGCCCAAGGGTACTTTCCCTTTTCCTCGCCAACCGGGCCGTTGGGTCGATACTCAGTGAAAAATTTGCCAACCCCAGCTTCCCAATCGCCCTCCATCCACTGCTTACGGGTGACCTCGTCCTGCGCCATCAGCATCCCGCGATACTTTTGACCGGCTGCGGTGTCTTCGCTCAGGTATGGATTCGCTTCGATGGGGAATGGAATGAAAATCCTGCTCATCCCTGTAATCGGATCACGCATCGGGGTATTCCACGGGATTAACTCGCCGTTTTTACCCTTGACGTACACAAAGCGGTCCTTGACCCATGCGCCGGGTCCGTCTGGGTTCGTGCTGGAGAATATCTGGGTGCGGAGTGGCGGAAAGGTTTTTCCGCTGCGGACACGGGCAACGCTTCGGAGGGAGCCAAGCAACTTCAGGTATCGGCGCAAGGTTTTCACCTGCGTCAGTTCCTCGATACCAATGAACGTTAGATTCCAGCCCTTGTACTTCTCGAATGCCTCTTCATCCCCGAGGTGGTTGAAGTAAATAATGGCCTTGCTCTCAAACTCGATCTGTACAGGCTTGCCGGTTGGCTTGCCGCCAAATGGACGATAGAACTCGACAGCCTCCTCGACAAATTCAGCCATGCTCTGGTATTCGGCACGCAGGAACAGCCCTCGATAGCTTCTGTCATTCAGGAAAGAGTGCCGTGCCGGATCATCGGCAGGTAGTGAGGCATCGCCAGCGGCAGATCGGGCAATCAGGAATTGCGACTTTCCGCCTCCGCGACGGCCCCCGACAAGAACTTCATCGCAGCCGCAGAGCATCCCCCATGTCTGGGGACCTGGATTAGAAACCCAGTGCTCCTCCTGTTTCCCGTTGACGGTCTTGAGGAACTTTACCTGGTAGTCAGGGGTTGGAAGTGTTCCTTCCAGCCAGTCTGGGATCGGTGGGGCGCTCACTAATGCGAGTTTAGCCTATGCAGCCACATCTAAATCTGCCGTAGCTCTCAAAATTCGGCTAACCTGCATCTTGCCGAAACTTCCGCCATTCGGGAACTGCTTCGACGGTCGCGTTTTGTACCCCATCGCGTTCAGCCAGTTGGCGATGAACTGGAGCGGTTGCCCGTCCCTGTGAAAAATACGCACAGAACGGATCATTTCTTGCTCCGTCAGATTTGGCAGTAGTTTCATCCTGAGCAACTTGCCGTCAACCTCGGGGCGCGGCTGAGACTGGAACCCGTAGGGGGCGGTACCTGCGGGGCACCCAGAACGCTTAATCTGCTGAAGGGCGTCGGACGTTCGCTCGGCTATTGCCTCCCGTTCCCAGTTTGATACGGCCCCCATGATGTTGATAACAAGCCGTCCCGCTGCTGTTACCGTGTCCAGGGACTCCGCAACGGATATCAGGGCGACCCCCTTAGCGTTGAGCCGTTCCAGAAGTTCGCCCAGGTCCTTAACGGAGCGTGTCAGCCGACATAATTTGGAGATAATTATTCCGTCAATCTGTTTAGTATCAACCAGTTCCAGCAACCGTATCATGCCTGGTCGGTCTAGGTTCTTGGCCGACTCTCCGGCATCCGTGATGATCTCGGTCAGCGGGAATCCCTTTACTACCGCCATAGCCGTGATCTTTTCGGCCTGCGCTTCAAGCGATGCGCCACTATCGGCCTGCTTGTCCGAACTAACTCTTATGTATCCAATTAGTCGCATCCCGCGCCCCTGTCCTTATCTAGCGAATCCTCATACGCCTTAAGCATCGTCATGAATTGGTGCTGGTCGAAGTACTCCGAGCGACCGTCAATCTCCACCGAGTAATAGTCAGTCGATCTGTCCCTGACAAATTGAAGCTCATGGCCGGGGCAACCTGCCTGCTCACAGTCGTTGAAGCACGTGTATTTGAACTTGGAACTTCTCGCCTGACTCATTTACCAGAACCCGGTCATGCACTTGAGAATCCGCTGCAATAGTTCGACCGGATTGCGCCACCTGCACCACCGCAAATCATCCCGGATGACCGTAATCGACGCCAGAGCGAAGGCCCGCGCCAGTTGAGCGGCGAAGACGCCAATGAAGATACTGCCGATCAGGCGCATGTGCATCCCCCGCCAATAACGAAGCCCCCGCATCCACTGCATGTCCCCGTGAAGTTGACAGACAGGGTATCTCCTGCCTTAAACCGGATCTCCTCCTCATCGCGAAGGATCGCAATGGACAACGACTCGCTGAACTCGCGCAACCGCTTCTGTGCCGCGACGATCTGCTTTGGACGTTTCGGGCAGACGGCAAAGTGCTTGCGGTCGTCCCGTGCAGACTGAGGGACCTTGCACCACCCACAAGGGCGGGTGATCTGCTTGGCTGGCATTTAGCGCAACATCCTTCCGTATCCCCAGATCAGCAGCAGCGCCAGCACCGTAATGCCGAGGATAAGCACCGCTGCGTTAGGGTCCATCAACAGCAGGTGGATCTGGTCGGTTGTCGTTTTCATGAACTCAAGCATTTTCGCTGTTCCTTGCTGCTTTCCTAACCTCGCGGAGGTTCCGGTTTGCTCCCTTTATCGTCTTCAGCTCTCGGAGTTCTGCTTGAAGGCCTGAGATGGTAGCGGAGGCCTCCTCCATTGCCTGCTCGTACATCAGGAAGTAGGAGCGCCCCTCTGCGCCCATAAACTTTACGATAGTTACGTCCCCGCCACGCCCCAGATCGTCACCACTAAACGCCGGGATGAAGACGAAGCCATGAAGAACCCGTCAGCCTCCCACTTCTGAACGCCCGTCATTCGCCACTCCTGATCTTTTCCTCTATCTCTAACGAGCAACCCCACGCGCAAATGGCCGTGCGTCCATATTCCTTGGCTATCCTTGCGCACCGCAACCGCTCCGCTTCGGCCCCGTTCTTCCATGCCTCAATCTCGCCCGGAGTCGGAACGAGAATCTTCGTAATCCTGTTGACCAGCATTTCGGTTGAGTTCATCATTCGCCCCCTTACCCCCACACCCTGACGTGGATCATCCCGCACCTGCACTCAAACTCCACCTCTGGCGACTCGCACGCCCTGCCGCACCTTGGGCAAACTGACTCGATCACATCCACACGGCGCGGGAATGGCAGATTCGACGGGGGCGGAAGCACCATCCGCTCGTCTTCCGGCAATGGCGAGTTTTCGCGGTACTGCCGCTGACTGTAGATACGCTGCTCGTGTTCTGTCTCAGTGACTGGCATCTTCCACCAGTCTACGTGAACGTGGCACGTTCGTCAACGGTTACCTGACCGCCGGAGCGCTGAGTGCCGCTGTCCTTGTAGCGGATACGTAGTTCCCTGGTGCCGAGCAAACTAGTAGCTGTCCCGCCTGCAAGTACGTTGTCCACACATACGGCCCGTCGTTCGTGGTCCCGCCGACAGCCGTGTTCCAGGCCGGAGGAGCGACCCCACTCTGAAGCGTTGCGGACAGTGCTATCTGACTGAGGATGTAGATGTTCCCCGCCGCATCCCGCACGTATGTCCCGAAAGCATAAGACGTTGACGGCAACCACTCCGCAGGCTGGGGGCAAGTGTAGACTACCGCCAGGACTGTATATCCGCCAGACTGGAGCCGACTGAACATCGAGTAGGCCGTCTCGCCGCCCACCGTAATAGTCTTGAGCCACGCAGCCACCGCATCCGGCTGGGGCAGGTTAGCCGCCGCCTGACTCGCCGCCGTAATCGCGGTCTGGATCGAGGCCAGCGCCAACTGCGCGGATACAACAGCCGAACTGACCGCTGACTGGACCCCACCGACCGAAGACTGCATCTGCGCCGGGGTTGTTTGCCCGCACAGGGCTGACGCAATCAGAAGCGCTATGGGAATTGTTTTCATAGGGAGTGACGCGCCATCATAACCGCCACACTGGATGCCACACAGCCAGCGGCCTGCATGAAATTACCGCTGTAAATATTCAGCCCAGCCGATGTCATGGCAAGTACGATCGCAAAATTTCCTGCCCATGTCAGAGCCGTTTTTCTTGTCATGCCGATTGCGCCACTCCCGAGCGCGAAAGTCCATCTTTCAGGTTTGTTTGGTATGGGATAACCCTGTACCCTTCCACGTCCAGCCGCCATTCCGCCACAACCTTGCGACCGACCTTGATCCGCGCCGAAATGGGACGCGGAGCCACGGTGAAACCTTCCGGCACGTAGCCGTTCGCCACCATCTCGAAATACTTTCCCATCCAGGCCGCGATAGCGCTCGGCGTTTCCGGCAACTTCCACTCCCGCCTCTTTTTCCGCACGGCCCCGGCCAGGTCTCGGTAGGTGTACTCAATCTGCGGTATCGGCGCAGGCTTAAAGCTCGGGGCGGTGGCGATGGAGACGACCGACATCAGAACCTCCGCTCTCGTTCCATACGGCGCAAACACTGTTCAACAGTTTCTCCGGGAAGAATATCGTACCCGCACCCCATGCAACCACCCTTCCATGATCCATACTCTTCGCCGACTTCGTCATCGAAGTCAACGTGAATTGAAGCTCTGACTTTTTCAATCAGCGACGTCCACCGCAAACACCGTGGACGCCATGCGCGGCGTTCTGCTTTGACCGTTGCTATTCGGTCCTGAACATTGCCGCTTTTCCTGACGTAACGATACGGGAATTTCTGATACGCCGCTTCGTCTGGCGGCGTCCCTTCGCCAAGTTTCCACTTCGGCACTAGCGTCCATGATCCATCGGCGCGTTGCACCTCATGGCGGTTGAACGTCCATTCAAACGGGTTGAGGTCGATGGTGATACCTCGAATCCACCACGGATCGGAACTCCGACTTTCCATGCTCCGCGCCCATGGCTGAATCCACAAGCGCCAATCGAAGATGCGAACGGAACACGAACGGTCGTCTACTACGATGGTGTTCTGATACGGCGGCGACAACGTGCGCCGTGGCGAGATTTGGCTAACCCATTCCCATCCTTGACCGAATGACAAATACAGTGCCACCAGTGGAATCACGAACTTGATAGTCATGTCTTCATCGTCGAAATCAATGCCGATGCCAAAGCGGAGTTTGCCGATACTCCATTCAAGCTGGATGACCTTTGCGTATCGGTTTGGGTGGCTCATGAAGTGCCACCAGGCGCGGCCATGCCAGAATGCGTTGCCTTTCGGCCTGCCCTCGCGGTCGTCGTTCAGATTTTGCCAGTGCCACCAGAAACGTGGCTGGCGTTCGGATGCTTCTGCTTTCAATTCAAATTCCGTCATGCAGCCTTCTTTCTTTTCTCGATCACCTTCTCCGAGTAAACCGGCGACAGCAGGAAGTAATGCCGCCTCGCTCTCCCTGTCCCGTCCACCCGGATATGCCCGCGTTCCTTCAACTGACGGATCGCACTGCTAACGGTATCCCTGCTCATCCCCGTAGCAGCGGCAATCGCCCGCCGACCCCGCGAAACCTTCCCATCTCCACGAAGCGCCCAAAGCGCAAGATTGCAAAACACCCGGACGGCATTCGAGGACAATCCCAAATCACAGAGAACGCTCTCCACTACCTTCGCCCACCTCTCTCCCCGCAACGCCATTAACGCCACCGTCTCTGGCCTAATCTGTATGCCACAATTCACGATAACACGACCCGCCCAATTAGGCCACGTACAGAGTAAAGTCTTTATAGCAAGTCTTTCGCCTCCCGCTGACGCGTTCGCCAACCTCCGTTGGCTATCGGCACTTCGTCACGCTCCCACAGCCGAAAACCTGCGTTTCCGGCCCCTGCAACCGTTTCCGGCATCCCAACCCACCACAAACACCCCCGCAATCGCTCCTGCGGCCTGCCAGCCACCAAAAACGGCACCTCTACAATTTCCCACGACCTGTTTTTTTGAGCGCCAGCCAGATTCCGCCCGCTGCGCCATGTTTCTGCGCGAATCCGCCGATAGTTGGTTCATCGACCCGACACAACTTCATCATGCTTGGCTCTCTTCAGTTTTTAACCTGAATCTCCACATGTATGAACGCCCACGTTTTAAGCTCAGGCTCCACGTATGGAAACCGAGCCGCTCTACGGTTTGGGTTGAATCTCCATGTATGGGAACTTGTGCGGATTTGAGCCAAGACTCCGTATGTATGAACTTGTCCTTTAATCGACCCCCGTAAGTACCTCGGCAAAAAGGGGAATGGGTAGGGGGTGGGGGTCGTCTGGAAAAAGGATGGTCGCCGGAGGTGACGGTCACCTCGGAGCAGGGACGGGGTAGGTCGCGGGCGACAGGCCACTACAGGTTGTGGTGTACCGTCTTGTGGTACTACATCTTGTGGTTTAGGTGTAACACTACCGAACAGTGTCGTTATGGTTCGGGGTCGATATCAATGGTATCGCCAGTGCCGATCTCTAAGAACTGATTGGAGTTGCCAGAAGATATCGCTTGTGGAGCTACCACTTGGATCGCGGCCGCATTGATTACCAACGAGGGCGTGTCAGCATATCGCGGCGCAACCTTGCCAAGGACCCATTTCCTAGCGTCAATGCGAACTTTGGCTATTTGCGCTTCCTCCGCCGTAGTTGCGGCGTCTGCAATCGCTATGGTGCCCTCTGCAATCGCATCCCAACAATCCTCGCGCGCGCGGCGATAACGGTCCACCCATCCGCCCCCTAAGTCCTCTGCCCATCTGCTAATAGTCCCGCGTTGCGGCAAGCTGGGATCGGCAGCGACTATTTCGTGCAAGGTATTACCGTCAGCATGGAGTTCGAGCACGTCAGCGAGGATAGCTGGCCATTGTGACCGTGGTGTCTGTTGGCAGCGCCTGCCTGGTGTGCTCATATCCCTGATTATCCCGCAACCACGGTCCTGCAAGTTATCGCCAGTTGGCCGGCCTGAAATATCGCGTGTCCAGTACGTTTGATGCGTCCAAAAAAAAGAGATCCCGCACAGTTGCAATAACTCTAG